CAGCCTAACTGTGCACTGATGAATCCCACCACTTCGTGGCAGGTTTTAGCGTAAGGTCGCCACCTGTTATGTAGTTCGGAAAGCTTGAAGTCAACATTGACTTAGCTTGAGTCGGATCAACGTGTTTCCTCCAACTATCACTGAGGATCGACAGAACAGTCGAATAACGCTGTTGTCTAAGGAGTAACTCAACTCTCTTAGTTTCTGACTCATTTAGTCTCACATACAAATTATCTTTGTTATGTTTCAAGTCAAGTAGTACTAGGGCAAGATCGGTTTTCTTGATTCTTACCTGTGAGGCTACTTCTTTGAAATGTAAATACTGAGGTTTACGACCCTTCTCTCCTCTCATGACTCGCCGTCTTATTTCGATCTGGGAGCGGGCAAATGTAAGAATCTCCTCACATGATACACCTTGAGGAGCGCCCTTGCTAGACTTTAATACCTTTCTAAGATCTGCGATTATTGGATCAGAATCCATTTTCAATAACCGCGTAGGTCCATGTCTTAGATAGTTATGTACAGTCGCAAGGTTTGGCTTACCAAACCCGCCTCCGCCTTGTCGGAATGTTCCGGGCGTACCTGGGATACAAAGAGATTTATAAACCCTCAGGGCAGTTCGTCTAACGACCTTAAGAGTAGAAGCCGATCTTGATATCATTAATAAATCGGCCGCACTGAGTCTACCTTTTCTGCCTGACAAAGATTTTGTACCAGTACTTTCTGCAATACGAAATAGTTCCGTTGCCCATGCATTAGGACCCTTCCGGGTCACTAACCTTTCACAGAATACGCCATGTTTCTCGGCGATATAGGACTTTTGCTCATTTATTACTAGTCCTAGAGAAGCTATAGTATCTTTATAAGCTTTTATTTCGGTGTCGGTCCACAGACCGATAAGATCGTCACCGCAAATAGCATAAGACCCTTTCTTCGCTGCGGTTTCTGCAGCGAATGCATTAAGTATGCATAGCACAGTCCAACCCGGACCGACTCCCATCAACGCTCCACATGTAGCAGGTTTTGAGATTGTCTCACCTGTCACTGGTTTCGTGTATTGAATGTCATGAGATTGGAAACATATGTCGACAGCCCTGGAGAACCATTCAGGCATATCGGCTACGTTCGATTTCAGACGATTCAAAACGAATTTAGAGAGTGTGATGGAAATAGGGTCAGTGGACTTGGCTAGATCAGCTGAAAAGAGTCTAGTAAGTTTCTCTTCTGTGTGTATTCTTACCTTCTTGTTCCTTAAAATAGCTCTTGTGAAGGTAAGTCCTTTCAATAGGGGCATTAAGCAAGCAGTGAGGGCCCTTGAACACCAATTGACAACTGCGGTATGTACCGTCGCTACCCTTATCTTCCCTTCTGGAAGTATAATTGGAAGTAACTTAGCCAGTTTTACTGATGATGGATCGGATTTTAAGGCGCGTTGGAATATCTTGGTGAGGTCATTTGTTCTTTCCTCCTCTTGCTTCTTTGCAATATAGTTAGTGTTGACTTTACTAGTCATCCTAATCAAATTTTGTATTGCTTCCTCGTCCATAAAACCCATTTTCCTGGCAAAGGCCACCATTGGGTTGAGGTCTTCTGGTTCCGCTGGAGTCATTCCTGTTTCTTTTAAAGTTGACTCCTTAACTTCTTCTTTACTTGGTGTAGAGAAGCGGAATAGAGCTTCAAAGGATCCCCCTTTCTTGGAGCTTGAATCAGATGCCCCCTTACCCGAAGGCATAGGTAAGTTATGATTCGTTCTGCATTTCTTGTTCTTAAATATGCGATCGATGAACTCACCTAGCTTCGTGTAAGTCTCGTTAGAGATTTTGACACGAGGTTCCGTTATGCGCTCAAATGCAGCGTCTGTTTCCTCTTGAAGCTCTTCTTTGGAAGGTGCATCAACAACTATTCCACGAGCTAAGGAAGAAGCGGTGAAGAGTCTCTTTACAGGTATGAACTCACATCTTGGTAACCATGAGATGGGAGTCTTCGTGACCCCTAATGCGAATTCACGTGTTTGTAAGGAGAGTATCTTTGCTTCCTTCTTTAGTCCGTTATCGTACATGTGCTTGAGTACGATAAGCATATTCACAATGCAGCTCCTATTGTGAGGTGCGAAATAGTTGGCTTTGATTTCACCAAAGCAGAGTTCAAAGAACAGGCGAATTGCTGTCCAGTTCTTGCGTATCTCGAAAATAGTACTTGTTCGTTTCTGCGTAACTTCATTAACGCAACGAATGTGAGCAGGGATTTTGCGGACGTCCAATTTCAGAGGACGTACTAACCCGTAAAGCCAGTTCAAGATTTCCTTTCTAGGCGAAATCTTTATGCCGATAGACACTAGTGATCGAAGTGAACTTAATAGGTAATGTTTCTTATCATCATTACCCGTCACACGTGTCGAGGGTTGACTGGTTAAACTGGATGAAACTTGGTTTCGTCCGTGATGTCGAGTATTCCGATGAGAACGGTTCTTGTTCTTATCGCCTTTAACTAAAGATCTTTTGGTTGGAGTAACGGAATTATTCG